AATCTCAGGATAAGAAAGCCCAAAGGGGACGCTTTGATCAAGTTGCCCCGATGATGTCGACCAACACAGAAAATGCCATCAAAGCTTTCATCAAAACCGAGACATATGGTTCCGCTAAACCACCACGGAACATATCGACCATGTCCCCAGAAATCACCATCCAATCCTCCGCATTTAGCTTACCAATGGCCAATGTTCTCAAACAACACGACTGGTATTGTCCCGGCAAACCACCTCGTAAGATTGTTGAGAGACTTGACTATGTGATGCAAATGGAGCCATCCGAGGATCTAGAAGAAGGCGATTATACTTGCCTGGATGGGACCCAAAGCCCGGATTATTCAAATCTTTTGTTACTACCAGCATATATGCGATATTTTGCACCGGAACATCGTGGCGAATTTCGCAGATTATACAAGGAGATTTACAAGAATAAGGCCACCACGTCGAATGGGGTGGCTTACAAACCGAGGATGACGGTCAGAAGTGGCAGCTCAATAACAACACAGGCTGGCACCATTGATAACGCGTTTAACGTCTATTGCGCGCTTAGGAACATGGGATACACGGAAGAAGAGGCCTGGGCACTAATCGGAGCTATTTTTGGCGACGATAGTGTCAATGCTAATCACCGAGGAGTGTTTAGAGAATTTGTGGAGCAAGTAGTGCAAGATCTAGGCATGCTCTACAAATCGAACTTGAGACCGAGAGGAGAACCGGTCCTATTTTTGGGAAGGTATTTTGTTGACCCCACCACCACGTATGATTCTTTTGCTGATCCGATGCGAACCATCGGTAAATTACATGCATCGGCAAATAAGACTGTAACACCAGAGCAGGGTGCGGCCAATAAGGCGCACGGCTATCATACTACGGATGCTAATACCCCCATAATAGGTACCTGGGCAAATAGAGTGCTTGAAATAACCAAGCTCAAGTTCAAGAACGGTACTGGCGAAGAACAGTATAAATGCAGTAATGCTTGGCCTCAGCGTGACAAGACAACAATCACCGAGGCGATGGCTAAAGTTCTCAACATAACTGTTGCTGAGCTTTTAGAAAAGGACCGTGCTATCAAGGCCGTCACTGGTCTTGACCAATTTCCAGTAGTCTTTGAGACGACTTACGAACATAAACAACTCGCTGTCGTTGACGGAGACCTAGTTGGTACGGACCTTCATCAAATACCAACTCAAGATGAACGACAACCAGAAACAAGCCATAGCAGCCTACAACAAGCAAATCTTCCG